AGTTCCTCAATAGCTTTTTGGGATTGAGCCAAACGCATCTGAATTTCAGGCGGTATGTCTGATTTTTCATCAATCTGCGCCATTGGGTTCAAGGCGGCAAGACGGTCTGCAATCACGTCAGCGCCAGGGAAGTCCATGTTTCTGAACACCAAGTCACCAGCAATATTGAATAGCTCTGCATTGCCTGTCAGCAGAGGCATCATGCTTTCTACGGCTTGCTGGCGGCGGGATTGGAAGCCTGGGCCTGTGTCCATCACCACATCGTATTCGCCCACGGTCACATCGTTCAACACTTCACCAATGGCGCTTTGCTCATTGATAACTGTCATGTCAGGTTGACCATCAGACCCAATAATTCGCATGACACGTTGGGTGTCGTATATTTTAGGAATCAGGTCTAGGATGATTTTGCCCGTGTGCTTGATGGAACGGGTCATGTTGTCGTAGAAATGGAAGTTAGACAGGTCAACTTGGGCTTGTTGGCCCTGTAAAGCCTTGCCTGAGATATTTCCGCTTGGCAGTTGGTTAGGGTCTAGGATGCCCAACACCATCTGTAAGTCGGCAGAAATCGCACCAGCGGCTTCCATGATGCCCGTTGGGGGCGGTTCGGGTTGCAGTCGTTGCGGTACAGGGGCAGGGACACCCTCGATGTCTTTTTGCTTGTAGCGCAAGACAGGGCTAGATTTAATGTTAGCCAGCGCCCACTCATTTTCGTGACCTTCGTCCTGACCTTCTGCAAGCAGCCATTTAGCCTTTGGAGCTAGTGCCACGCTTTCAGTCATGCTGGTGCGCCAAAAGTTGTACATCCGCTGTGGGTCTTTGGCAAACCGTACTAGGCCGTACTTTTTGCGCTTGTCGTCCACAATGACCTGCGCGCCGTAGCAAGGCACGATAGGAATGTATTTACCTGCCCAAGTCTTTTCTTCCAAGACTTCCATAGCGGTCATCTTGCACCACTTCACGGCCCTACGGTATGAGTCACGTTCGTCAATGATTTCTAGACCTGCGGCCTCTACACGCTCAAAAAAACTCTCAGAATCAGCAAATGCGCTTGTTCCATCGCTCAGTAGAAACAAACGGGCTTTTTCACGTTCAACGTAAAAGTATTCGGCAATCCTAATGTCTTCTTTGGTAATCCAGGCTGCGGTGTCGTCACCTGTGCTGCGGGGTTGGAAGTTAGCCCCATCATCCGCGTCAGGGTACATTTCCCTGAATATCTTTTTGTCCAGCACCGTAGTAATCAGGCATCGCTCTGCGTCAGAGCCATCAGGTCGGATGCTGTTAGGGTCGAAATAGACAGTAAACGGGTTGTCGATAGCGTCTATGTAGATTTCTTGGTCAAAGCTGTCTTCGCTGACGTACTTGTAGTTGATGCGCCAATAGCCCCAACCCATCCTTACAGCGTAATCAAAGGCGGTGTCGTAGGCTGTGTCGGCGTTGCTGTTGGTTTCGATGTGGCGGGTTATGCCTTCAATGACTTGGGCAATCTTGTAATCAGCCAAGTTATTCACAGGGTGAACCTTGATACGGGGGCGTTGCATCCTTTGTTGGTTGGTCACCTGACGAATATAGGCATCAATCTTGTTGATGGTCAGGCAGGGTCTAGCTTCTACGTTGCGACTATTCTGAATCTCAATAGGCCATTGATCGCCAGCGGCAAACTTGATGTCTTGCAGGGCTTCGGCACGGTTGGTTGAGTCAGCGTCATTGACCAAACGCCAAAACTTCATGGCCTCGGCTATTTTGTTGTTTGTAGGGTCTTGGTATGCCATATTTAACTCCTGTTAGCCCATCCATCCGACTGCCATATCAGTCCGTACTCTAGGCTTGCGTTTTGGGGGTTCTTTAATCATAAGCGCAATGTATCTAAATGCGTCAGCCCCGTGTGAGTAATGATCATGCCGTGGGCTTCGGCTGAATTGTTTGGTGTCGGGGTCAACGTCATAACGATAGTGCCGCAAGCAGGTGATGCCATCTGCAGCGTGTTCACGGTCAAACCAACAGGTCGGGAATATTGTCCTAGCTGCGTTGATAGAGTCCACGATGGGCACTCTAGGCAAGATTTGGGTCTTATACCCTGCGCCTCTAACAATGTCGTCAATGCTGCGCCCTGCCGCCGCTAGGGTTTTGTTCTCAGCGTCATGGGGTAGCCAAATGGTGTCATAGACATAACCAAAAGTTTGCATGGTCGCTAAGTAATAGCTCATGGTCTGTTGGCTGCCTTCTAGGTAACGAATCAGGCGGGTTTCCATGCCCACAAACTGTAGAAACCAAATGGCGGTGCTATCAGACCACCCAAGGTCAAACACGGCATGAACGGGCTTAGTAGCGTCATAAGGCACTCTAGTGATGCGCCCATCTTTTTCTGCGGCTTGCATTTCTTTGGCAAAAATGGCCCCATCTACGGTTTGGCGGCATAAACCCTCCCACACCTGGTTGTAGGCTTCTTCGTCCCTTTGCTTTAGGGCATCTTTTTCCATCCGCAGGGTGTCAGGAAACCAGGGGTTGTCGTACCAGTTCACCCGCATGGTGATGCAGTCTTCAGGGGGATTGGCTACAAACCTTTGGTAGGTTTCGTCTGTTTCTAGCTCGGGGTTGAAGCTCACCCATATCTCTGAACCTGCTTTACGGATGGTGGGAATCAGGATGTTCCAGCTTAAGCGGCTGACGGTTTGGGCTTCTTCCACCCAACAGATGTCTATGCCCTCATAGGATTTGACGTTGGCTACGTTGTTCTTCAAGCCGACAAACGCAAACTCTGTCCCGTTCTTACCCCTGATGCTGGCTTGGGTGATTTCGTAGAAGTTCAGCAGTCCTAGGCTTTCGATTTGGTCACACAGCAGCTTGTGTACTGAGTCCCTCATGGAAGTCATAAACTCTCGGGCGCACAGTATGCGGATGGGGTTTTTTGCCCCTAGGATGAGTAACGCCCTAGCTATGCCCCAACTTTTTGCTCCACCCCTGCCACCATGTAAAACTTTGTAACGGCTTTTCTTAAACAAGCCTTCTAGCTTGATAGGGAATTCTGCATTGGCTATTGCAGATTGGACTTCATTCATTCGGGCTTTATAAATGTGACTTGGATGCCTGACAGTAAGGGTGAACCGTCTGCGTTCTCTACGCTTACAGCTTGGTGGGCTTTACCGTCCATCCTGTCCATGATTTCTTTCACAGCCCAAGGTTCGCCTTCTTCGGCTTTCTTTACTAGGGTGTCTGCAATTGCTCTTAGGCGGTGTGGCTCTTGCGTCAGGATAAGGCGTAGTTTGTCCTTGAACATTACGCCCTTTGATGCATTCATGTTACCTACTGGTGCGCCCATTTGTTTTTTTTAATAAGTTGTTGATTTTGCTTATTTTATAGGCTGTTGATTACGCTCACGGATTGTCAAGTGGTTGGGGTCAAACACTACAAAGTTTCTAGTCCCTTGTGTTGCGTCCCTGCTTTGTTGATCTAGGTACTTAACGCCTCTTATTCCTGCGTTTTGGAGTGTTTGGCGACCTGCTTCATCCTTACCCACAATAGCCAATAAATCGCCGCCTAGGTCGTTTAAATCCATTCCTAGTGATTTGGCTAGTCTTCTAACCGCTATGGGCTGGTCTTTCAGCTTTGCATCCCAATCAAGCATTCTGCGTATGTGGGTGTCAGGTAGGTCAACTTTGTAAAGATAACCTGGGTCGCTTGCAATCAACTGGTTGTAAAGCGGGTCTTCCATTTGCGCCGCAGACCTGACTGGGTTGTACGCGCCTTCACTTGCAATCTCATTTAGCACAGGCTTCTCATCTTTGGAAAGAAGCCCTTTTTTCTTAGCATACCTAACGGCAGACGCTACGTTTTTAAATTCGTAATCCGTCAGACCTTGCGTAGCATCTCCAGTTTGACCACGCATTTTACCAATTTCACTTGTTGTGCCAAGCCGCCAAGTCCCATCTCCCATTGGAGATGGCTCAACATAAACACCTCGTTTGTCACTTACACGGTTTCGTGGGCTTGCCAAAACTGTTGCGTAATCACGGCCAACGCCTTGGGATTCAGCCATATACAACCCATGCCCATAAGCCTGTGCGCCCTCACCTGTGCCAATTTTGGCTAGATCAAACTTTTGGAAAAGATGTGGGCTACCGTGGTAAACGGTCATGCCCATAGGGTTGTAGCCCTCTGCCATCTTCATTGCTAGGGCTTGGCTTGCAGGGCCGTAGGATGCGCCCTCTTGTGCGGCTGCGGCTGTTTGCTCGTTTAGGTTTCTTGCCCTGTCATTAGCATAGCCCAACATTTGTTGCAGGCTTGAGCCTGGGTTACGCACAAAGTCAGACCCCCTGCGCTTTGCAGAATCTATTGCGCTGTAGATATCCGCTAGGGTGGGCATTTACTTCTTCTTTTTAGGAGTCGGTTTTTTGCCAGCTTCCTTTTGTGCTTCACGCTGCACGGCATATCCGATAGCAACTGCTTGCTTTACGGGTTTGCCTGCTTCGATCTCTTTTTTGATGTTGGCTTTAAGAGCCTTGGGGGTCATTGATGCTATCAACGG